TTTGGATGTTGTCCTAATGGCATTGATTCAAAAATGAATTTTTATGGAACAAATTGCCCTGGATATACAACTACAGCAGTTGTAGTACAAAAACCTCTTCCACCTCCCCCACAACCAGTTCCTCCACCACCTCATCCTATTTATATTCCTCCGCAACCTATAGGTGGTTGTGCAGGCACTCGATATGGTTGTTGTCCAGACAATACTACACCAAAAGTAGATTCACAAGGAAGTAATTGTATTATAAACCAACCTCAGCCTATAGGTGGTTGTGCAGGTACTCAATATGGATGTTGTCCAGATAATGTTACATCAAAAATAGATTCACAAGGAAGTAATTGTGTATAATTTATTCATCTCTTTTAATTTTATCACGAATTAACATGAGTTCATCAAAAACAACAGGTTTAGAACCTCTTTTATAATGAGTTAATTTAGCATCATTTGTAGATAATAATAATTGTTTTAAATCATCATTTTGTGTAAATTTTGCATATTGAGCTGTATAAACTTCTTTTTTCTTTCTATTTTCGAAAAAATCATTATCTGGTTCAGCAACTTCAATAGGTCTTAATAGTTCACCTTTAAATTTTCCAGATTTACTTCCAGCAGCTTTAGCCATTAAAGGGTCTTTAGATAAATCTGTTCCAGAATCAAGAGAGAAACTTAAATAAAAATCTGGGTATGTTTTTTTATATTTAGAAGCTTGTATATAATGTTCTACTGAAGCCCATCGATGATTATCTAATGTAAATGGTTGTACCCAAAAATTAGATATTTTTTTGCGCCATTGTGGAATGGTTGCCAATTCTGCAAAATCTTTTAATTTTTCTTTGGGGATTTTTTCTCCACTACCTTTACCAGGTAATTTTTTATCTATTGATTTAGAATAAAACTGAAGAATAACATTGTCATCATATAATCCACGCAATTTACTTTCTGCTAAATCTTCATATTCAATACCTTTTGCAACATCTTTGCTTTTTGATTTAATAGTTGATTTAAATTTTTGAAAATCAGGAATAATAGCAAAAGGTCCTGCGTTACGTTCTAAACATCTTTCAACAATAAGTACTTTTATATCATATGGTAATTCAGTAAATTTGAATATTAATTTTTTTTTGTATCCAATAAGCTTATAATGATGACCATCATAATCTAATATTATATAAAATTCTGGAATAAATCTTCCTCGTTGTTCTAAAATTTCATCATTTAATTGACCACAAAGAAGAACATTTTTATTATCTCCATTTTTATACATTTCACTTGACATAATAATAAATTTAATATTAAGTAATCTTTCTAATGTAGATATCGTCCATGTATCCGCCCAAAAAGTTGATTTTCTTAATTTACTTTTAAATGTATCTAATGTATCAATTCCTTTCATAAAGTTATATTCATGTAATAATTGTGCACTAATTTTTTTTTCTTCAACTAGTTTATCGTGTTCTTTTTTAATTTCTTGTGCAGAATTTTTTAACATTTTTTGTTCATTCCTATCTATTACTTCTGTAAATCTTTGTTTTAATAATAAATATTCTGATTCTAATTCTTTAATTTTATTTGTATCTTTTAATATGCTGTCTCTATACATATCATATTGATCTTTATAATTTAAAAATATTTGTTCGGTTGCATTTTCTGCTAATTTTTTTCTGAGTTTTTGAACAGATGTTTGTTGTGCAATACTGGAGAATGCATCACGAATAGTTGCAAAAAAACAATCACCTCCACCTTCATTATCTACAATTGTATAATTTTTATTTTTTATAAATTTTTGAATCCATAGGTCTTTCGGTGATTCATGGTATTTTTCTCTATAATCTTTTGCTTGTTTTTTTGTTTCTTCATTTAATAATGGGGCTAAAGGTATACCTTTAGTAATAACAAAAGTATCTGATCTTTCTGGAGGTAATTCATAATGTTCATAATATTCATTTTTATTCTCTTCATTATCGCTATCTGATTCAGTATCACTATCACTTGTTTTTTTTATATTTTTTGTAGGTTTGATTCGTCTAAGAGGTACATCAGGTTTTAAATGAAGTTTATTAATAAATTCAGCAGTTGCAAAAGAATAAATAAGAGGTTTATCTATTTTTTCTATATTAAGATTATTTGTTTCGTCCAAATAAGATAAATAATCACTTGCTTTAATTTCGTAAACTCCAATTTGAACAACTTTATTATTATGTTTAACTAAATAAATAGGAAAATAAAGAATATTTTTATCTTCAAATGTATTTTTTGCATTACCTATAGCAACAATAACATCAACATCTTTAATTTCTAATTGATATAAATTAGCTTCCATTTTTAAATCATTTGGATCGACGCTTTTTAATTCAGGATAACTAACATCTTTATTTATTTTTGATAATACCATATATATTTTATTATATTATTTTTAATATTATTTATGTTATTTATGTTATTTTACCACAATACATATTTCTTCATAAACTTATCATTTTTTAATTCATTAATATAAAACCACAGATTTTTTCTTTGTAAAACAATATTATTGTTATAAGGGTTGCATTCAAATTCTACAAGAAAATGTATTATTTCATCTTTATTTTTTGTTTTTATTTTTTTTTTTGTTATTCCATAATAATCACACACTAGTAATAATTCTTTAATAGTAAAATTTTCATTGTAATGAATCATGTGTGACATAATTAAATCCTCATTCATTTCTATTTTTTCATTTTGTAAATCATACAATACTTCGTTTATATCTACTTCGTAATCTTTTTCATTATTTTCATTATTTTCGTCTAATGTAAAAAAAATATTATCTTGATTATCAGTCATTATTTAAATAAAATAAGTAATATTTAAATAATAAATAAATATATAGTTATTGAATTATTTTTTTTGCAAAAAAATAAAAAACATATAATTTAAAAATGACAAATTTATCTTTGTTAAAAACGCTTTATTATAGAATTACTTTATCAGATATAGATAATAGTACTAATGCAATAAGTGTTAATTTTATACAAAAAGATGCATTAGATATTTTTATTATAGTGGATTACAAAATAGACGTATGATGGATGAAAATGGAAAACCTAATTTTGATATAATAAGTATAATTGGTTACAGAACTCCTTTTGCCAATTTAGAAAACTATTCTATTTATCCATTATATAATGAAACTATTACAATTCAAACAAAAAATGGAATTATTTCTGCACAATCTTTATATAGTGATCCTAGATTAGGATTTTCAACTGAACTACCATCCGTAGAATATTCTTTTACAACTGCTAGTGGTGAATTTGTTGGTTCTAAAATATTAACTATTTATTTTGATAATATAAATAAAACACGTCGAGTTGAAATAACTGGATAATTAGATTAAAAGACATTCATTTGATAAGAAACACTTTGAGTTTTTATATACAATATAATATTACATATCAATTAAATCCATATATTTAAATATGGTTTTATTTGTTAAACTTTTATAATCTTTAACTTTACTTTTTGCAATTTTTTCTACTAACTCAGAAATAGTAAATCCTTCTATTAAAAGATAATCATCACCATGATCACAATCATACATTTCTTTTTTATACAAAATAGCTATAGTTTCAGTAAGTTCATCTACTTCATTTTTTTTATTTTCTTGAGATAAAAACGAAAACACTTGAGACAAAAGATTTCTTGTAATTTCCATAATAGTTTCTTTTGGAATAATTCCATTGTTCATTAAATTTAAATAAAATGCTGCTAGTGATTTACGCTTTTCATTGGTTTTATTAATTTCACAAAATTTATCGTAATCTTCTTTTGCATCAATATATTCAATTGTATTAAATAAAGAAGTGAATGTTTTTAAGTTATTTTCAAATGTAGATTTCATTAACTCATATTTTGTTGACAAATGAGAGTATAAGTCAGCATATAACTTTGAATAAAATCTATTTGTAGAAGCAATATCAAAAACATAACAACTTAAATGAATCATATTCTCTAAAGTAATATTTTCTGCAACTAACTTATCGATTATTTCGCAAATTTTATTGCATATATCTATATAATTTTTATCTGTTAATTTATTTAACAAACCTCTTATAGAATCCATATCCGCATCAATGCCGCTTTTTTCTTCTATTTTTGTTGTTTGAAAATTTCTTAAAGCTTCCCAATCTTCTTCATTAATAATTTCATTCGTTTTATTACGTCTATTTTTTTTAAAAGTTGTATTTCCACCTGATGATCCAAATTCTTTTTCTTTTAAATTCTCTGTTTTCATTGTATTATCTCTTTTTTGAAAAATAGGCGTTTTAACATAATCAGGAGATCCAACTTGCAATGTTAATTCTGAAATTATTTTTAAAGTTTCTTCAGGTAATTTAAAATCAAAACCTTGAAAAATAATGTTATTAATATCACTTAATGCATATCTATAAGATTTAGTCATTTAAATGTGTTATCTGATATATATATAAAGTATTATTTATATCAATTTTTTGAAATATAATTAATAAATAATATTAAATAAACTTAAATAGATATAATGATATTATAGTATAATGGCAAGTTTTAGTGGTGATGTTAAGAATGAAAACGAAGAAATAAACAATTCTTCGTATGAAATACAAAACTGGGATGATTTAGAAATAAGCCAAAATTTATTAAGAGGCATTTTTGCTTATGGATTTGAAAAACCAAGTCCTATTCAGCAAAAAGCTATTCATCCTCTTGTACTTAAAAGAGATATAGTAGCTCAAGCGCAATCCGGAACAGGAAAAACGGCAACATTTACTATTGGTGCTCTTGCAAATGTGGATGTTACAGATAATACTACGCAAGTATTAGTTTTGTCCCCAACAAAAGAGCTTACTATTCAAACAGCAAAGGTTTTTTCATCTATTGGTGTTATGATGGAAGGGTTGAGAGTTCAATCAGTTTATGGTGGAGCTGTTATTGCTGATTCTAGTAATTTTTCTAATAAAAATATACCTCATGTTATTTGTGGATGTCCTGGGCGTGTTCATGATATGATGTATCGTGATAAAATATCATCTAAAAAAATTAAACTCGTTATTCTTGATGAGGCAGATGAAATGTTATCATCTGGGTTCAAAGAGCAAGTTTATAATATTTTTCAATATTTTAGTAATGATATTCAAGTAGCTCTATTTAGTGCTACATTACCTGAAGGTATTAATACTATTATTGAAAAAATTATGCAAAATCCTGTAAGAATAAGTGTAAAACGTGATTCTCTTACACTAGAAGGAATTAAACAATTTTATATTGCGGTAGAAGATGATAGACAAAAATATACAACTTTAAAAAATTTGTTTTCTTATTTGAGTATGTCTCAATGTATAATTTATTGTAATAGTATTAAACGTGTTCAAGATTTATATGAAGCAATGATAGAAGATGAATTCCCTGTATGTCGTATTCATAGTAATATGGATCGTATAGACAGAGAATGTGCTTTTAATGAATTTAAAATTGGTAAATCGCGTGTATTGATTTCATCAAATGTTACTGCACGTGGTATTGATATACAACAAGTAAGTGTAGTTATAAATTTTGATTTAACTAAAGATGTACATACTTATTTACATAGAATTGGTCGTAGTGGTAGATGGGGTAGAAAAGGTGTTGGAATTAATTTTATTACTAGAAGAGATGTAGGTAAATTGAAAGAAATTGAACAACACTATTCTACTCAAATAAGTGAAATGCCTGGAGAGTTCGGTTTCTTAACAAATATATAAAGTTTTATCATGACCAATTAAAAAAAATAAATACTCTATTTATATAAATTATTTAGTTAAATACGTAAAATAAATTCATTATATTTCTTTAATCAATATAATGAATTGCCTTTTTTCTTTAAAAGATTTATGTAAAAAAGAACCAGAAGAAAAAGAATTTGAAAACAAAAATATAAGTGTTATTGATAAATTAAATCAACATTTTAAACCACCAATTTTTTACAACAAAGATAAAATAGAATTAAAAAAAAATATTGTAACTGACTTAGAATTAATAAAAACCATAGATCCTTCTAATAGTACAATTTATTCATTTTATTTAAATACAAATAATGATGTATCAAACAAAATTACAGAAGAAATATCCAAATGTTATACAACTGATGTAAATTTTTTAAAAGATAATCAAAAACTTATTAAAGAATATGTTCCTATTAAAAATTCTTTAAAAGAAGATAAATATAATAAAATTGTAAATATTTGGAATGAACTTAAATTAGATACTGAATTTAGAGAAAAATACTATTATGTTGATTGGAAAATGCTAGAATTTTTAAATAAATCAGAAATTTTTTTACAATTTATTAGCATTTATAATTTATTATCACCTATATTTTCCCTAATTATGCCTATACTTCTTTTAATTATACCATTTTTTATTATTAAATTAAAAGGATTAAGTTTAACAATAGATGAATATATTAATGTTTTAAAAGTTATTGCAAAAACGAATGCTATTGGTAAAGTTTTAACAACTAATTATAAAGAAATAAATGCACAAGAAATGATTTATATGTTTGTATCTGCAGGATTTTATTTATTTTCTATTTATCAAAATATAATGGTTTGCATAAAATTCAATAATAATATGAAAAAAATACATGAACATTTTAAAGATATTAATAATTATTTAAACAACACTATCGAAAATATGGAAGAGTATTTAAAAATATCACAAAATTTAGAAACACATAGTGAATTTAACAACAATTTAAAAAATAAACAAGATATTCTTAAAAATATTAAAAAAAAATTATCTAATATTAGTGATGCAAGTTTAATAAGTTTTAAGAAATTTAAAGAGATTGGAAATATTTACAAATACTTTTATGAATTACATACTGATGAAAAATACAATGATGCTATTTTATATTCTATTGGTTTTAATGGTTATATTGATTGTATTGAAGGATTAAAACAAAATATTATAGATAAAAAAATAAATTTTGCAAAATTATCAAATAAAAAATCAAAAAATAAGAAAAACAAATTTAAAAATAATTATTATGCTTCTTTAAGTAATAATGAATCTGAACCAGTTAAAAATGATGTAAATCTTAATAAAAATATTATTATAACGGGTCCTAATGCATCAGGTAAAACAACAATATTAAAATCTACATTAATTAATATTATATTTACACAACAATTTGGATGTGGCTTTTATGAGTCAGCAAAATTTACACCTTATAAATATATACATTGTTATTTAAATATACCAGATACATCTGGGAGAGATAGTTTATTTCAAGCAGAAGCACGTAGATGTAAAGAAATATTAGATTGTATAACAAATAATTCAAATGATAGTCATTTTTGTGTATTTGATGAATTATATTCTGGTACAAATCCTGAAGAAGCAGAAACAAGTGCTATATCTTTTATGATTTATTTACAAAAATATAAATCGGTCACTAGTTTATTAACAACTCATTTTATAAAAGTTTGTAAAGAATTAGATAAAATAAAAACTATTAAAAATTTTAAAATGGTTACTGAAATTAATAAAGATAAACAAATAATTTATAAATACAAATTAACTAATGGAATTTCAGAAGTAAAAGGTGGAATAAATGTTTTAACTGATTTAAATTATCCTAAAGAAATTATTGATAGAACAATTAAATATAACAATCAATAAATTCGTTAATAAAAAAAATAATTTATATATTCTTTCTTTAATATAATGGTTGATTTATTAAATCCATCTTTTTTTTTGTATTTAGGAATTATGGTTCTCGCAATAGCAATTTTAGTTGTATTTTTTGAAAGTAAATTGAGAGAACAAAATCACAAAATTAGTTCTATGTTTAGTATTGTTACTACTTTAGCAGAAGATATGAACAAAATCAAATTTGATTTGAATAATATTTTCATGATTAGTAATAATGTAGGTGGTGGAATATCTTTAGCAGAAAATATGACACCTTTTGAACATAAAGTAACTAATTTAATTCATGTATCTGATGATGAAGGAGATGAAGAAGATGAAGGAGATGAAGAAGATAGTGATACAGATAGTGATACAGATAGTGATACAGATAGTGATACAGATAGTGATGAAGAGTTAGATATAAAAGTTTTAAAATTAAATAGTAGTGAAGAAATAAATAATTTAGAAAATGAAATTACTTCATTAGATGATAATTTAGAAAATGAAGTAGAAGAACACATTGAAGATGATTCAATAAACAATCTAAATTATGATTCACTTGAATTAATAGAAGAACCTAATTTTGAAAACAATAAAGAATTTGTTTTAGAAGAAAACACAGAAAATGAAATAAAAAAAGAATTAAAAACTATTAATATTGATTTAGAAGATAATACAAACGATTTTAAAAAATTACCTTTACAAAAATTGAAAAATATTGTTGTTGAAAAAGGGTTAACAAATGATTCTTCAAGATTAAAAAAACCTGAATTATTGAAATTGCTTGGTATAGAATAAAGATTTTAATCTTATAATTATATAATAAATGTCTTGGGCAACATGTTATTCAGGAAGTAATAATTATAACTTTAATTTTCCTCCTATTATGGCAGATGGACGTAATTATGCATCTTGGCAACCAGATGCAGTTGTTAATGACAGAATACAAAGACAAGAAAATATAAATTCAAATTGGAATTATAGACAATATTTACAACATAACGGATTAAAAGTTATGAATTATAATTCAACAGAAGCGTGTTATGATTTAGGATTAGATCCTCATATCCTAAATAATAGAACCCCTTCTGATAATGTTCCTTATACTTTTAAAAATACATTTGATACTAGTAAACCAGGATATGGTTATTGTAATAGTGATTTAAAGAATCCTTATTTAACAAAGGAACAATTAAATTCTAGACTTGTTTCAGTTTATGTAGATCCTACAAAAATGCATAAATAAAAATCTGTAAATACATATAATATTTGATATTTATATATGTATTTGTATTATTTATTTATTATTCAAATTTTAAAAACGTGTAATATATATTTTCGAAAACATATTTTAAATAGTTTAGATCCACATGAATATTTATTTATAAATACATTTTTTATAGCATGCTTTGTTATAATATTATCTCTTTACAAAATCTTCTACGAAAATTACTCAATTAAAAAATTATTTGTTAAGGTAAATAAATTAACAATTTTACAAAAATTCTTTTTAATAATTATTTCATTCGTAACAATAAGCTCTTCATTTTTCTTTATTCATTTAGATAAAAAACATAATACACCTTTTATTAATAGATTACTATCAAAGGTACTATCAACTATATTATTAGTAATGGTTGGTGTTTTTTTCTTTGAAGAAAAATATACTTTAAAACAATATATTGGTGTATTTTTAACTGTTATAGGAATTTATTTAACAATGAAGAAAAAATGATTTAATAAGTTAATAACATTATAATATAATTATATGAAGATTTTATCAATAGATGTTGGAATAAAAAATTTAGCTTTTTGCTTATTTGAAAAAAAAATAAATTCTGATCATTTTGTTATAATTAAATGGGATGTTGTAAATATATCTGAAAATAAAGAAACTTTGTTATGTAAAATTAGTGAAAAAAATAATAAAATTATATGCAATAATCCTGCAAAATTTAAAAAAAATGACGAATGTTATTGTTTAAAACATTCAAAAAAACAAATTTATCAAATACCAACTACAGAACAAAAACCTACTTTTATTAACAAACAAAAAATTCAGAAACTTTATGAAATTGCAGATAATCATAAAATTAGTTATGAATCTAAAATTAAAAAACAAAATTTAGTAAAATTGATTAATCATCATATAAGTGATAATTATTTTGAAAATATAGAAAACATTAAAGCAGATAATGTAGATTTATTTAATATTGGTATTAACATTAAAGTGAAATTTAATAAATTATTTGAAAATGAAGAAAAAATAGATTATGTAATTATTGAAAATCAAATCAGTCCAATCGCTACAAGAATGAAAACTATACAAGGTATGATTGTTCAATATTTTGTTATGTCTTTATTAAATGTAGAACATATTGAATTTATATCAGCGACAAATAAATTAAAAGAATGTGATCTAAAAGAAAAAACAAAATATAGCGATAGAAAAAAAATAGGCATTGCAAAATGTTTAGAAATTATTAATAATGACTTTAGGTTTAATGAGCATGTAAATTATTTTAATACACACAAAAAAAAAGATGATTTAGCAGATTCTTTTTTACAAGGATTATGGTTTATTAAAAATAAAATTTAAATATATATAGTTTATTAAAAATAAATTTTAAATATATATTTAACAATTCGTATGACTTAAAATTATCTATTCTAATGAATAAATAGAT